AAGTTTGAAATTGATTTTGATAACCCAAGCATACCATTTAATATTATAATAACATGTGTAGATAATGTTCAAATTAGAAAAGACATTCAAAAAGCTAAATGCTATTTGAGAACAAGAAGTCCATATAAGACTTGCCATTATTGGTTAGATTTTGGAAATGGAGATAATTTTGGACAAGCAATTTTAGGAACTATGGGTCATATAAACCAACCTGAAGGTGCTAATAACCCTACAATGCCTACTATAATAGAAATGGAAAAAACTATTGGTAAATTAAAAGAAAATGAAGATACTCCAAGCTGTAGTACTTTAGAAGCTTTAAATAAACAAGATTTATTAGTTAATTCAACATTAGCAGAATTTGGTATGAATTTATTATGGAAGTTATTTAGAAATTATAGAACCGCTCAACATGGTGTTTTTATGAATTTAGATACAATGGCTGTAAATCCTATCAAACTTTAAAGCAAGGGCACCTCTTTGGTGCTCTTTGTTTTAATAATATATTATGGAAATACAAACAATTAATCCAACTGAGCAGAGTATTCTGCAAGAAAAAATTACCAGAGTATTAAGTGATGCATCTGATAAAATGCCAACTATTAGAAAAATTCAAGAAGAAAGTAACGGTATTGAAGATTTGATTATGCCAATTGGTGGTATGACAAACTATAATTTATTTTACGCTAATGGATCTGTGCAAATGAATATTGATGGAAACTATCAAAAAATTCATAGACATGCTGTAGGTCAATTAGGAGATAAATTAGGAATACCAACAACCTATCTAAAATCTTTAGCTACTGGTACAAATCAATGGGAAAGAGATTTAGCTACTCAAATGTTAAATGAACATACCATTAATCATGAACCTAAAAGATTTCTTATAAGAACTCTTGATAATCAAGTTAAAGGTGTATTATCAGACAAGTATAGAAGATTAAATACAGCTGAAATATATGCTGAATTTTTTAATGCTTGTGTGAATCAAGGTGCACAATTAATGGATTGCTGTTATGATGAAACAAGAACTTACATAGAATTTATTTTACCAGAAGTTGTACCTGTACACACACAGTATAATGGTGTAACATATATGGTATTTGGACTTAGAATTTCTAACTCTGATTATGGAGATGGAGCTTTAAGAGTACAATCATATTCTATGCAAGTAGTTTGTTTAAATGGAATGACAAGAGATAATCTTATTAGACAAGTTCATTTAGGTAAAAAATTACCTGATAATTTAATTTTAAGTAATGAAACTTATAAATTAGATACTGAAACACAAGCTTCTTTAGTAAGAGATATTGTTAATAGTGCTTTTGATACTGAATTTCTATTACACGAAGTTTCAAATATTGAAAGAGCAGGATCCAGATTAGTAAATATTGATACTGAAATCAAAAAACTTCCTAAAATGGGTATGAGAAAAGATGAAGTTAAATCTTTAACTGATATACTTTCTGATAACAACCCAGAACATGGTGTTCAAGGTAGAAATACTATTTGGAAACTAACTCAAGCAATGACTCAAGTAGGTGTTCAATCAGGTAATACAAGAAGAAAAAGAGATATTGAAGATATCGCAGGTAAACTATTAGTTACAATATAATGGGATTTTTTAGCTGGAATTGCTCTCATTGTAAAGAGAGTATCAAAAATGCTCATACTCAATATAATGATGGAATAGTCTTAGTTACACCTAACAATGTATTTATAGACAAATCATATAATGGGTATGGAGAGATAAATGGGAAAGATATTTATATTTTAGCAAAATATAATGGAGATACTGATATTATAAATGAAATATATAAAGATTCTCCTAAAAATATAGATATTGAAAGAAGTCAAGCAATAACTGAATATTTTGACAATAAATTTCCTATTAAAGCATTGCACTTATCTTGTTATGAAGCTATATTAAAAGATAAGTATATTGAAGTTAAAGAACTGTATAATATGTTGCCAACTTCAGAAGATGCAGAAGATCAAGGATTTTTTACAGATAATATAATGGAAAAAATCTTTAAAAATTTCTAATTAATCAGGGCACGCCATCTTTGGTGTGCCTTGAAATTAAAATAATATGAACGACCAATTAACATTTTTACAAGAAGGTACATTTTTTGGACAAAGTAACCACGATTTAGAAGAAATTGTATTAGGTACTTTTATTAATTACCCTGACAGATATTATGAATTTGCAGACCAGGTAAATATAAAAGGATTTTCTACAGAAGCTTCAAGATATGTTTTTACAGCAATTCAAGAATGTGCAGAAGATTCAAAAATTGATATTATAACTGTTACTGATAGAGTAAATACAAAAGGTTATAATACAAGAATTATAGAAAAAACAGGAGCTACATTAATTGATTATATTAATGAAATTGCAGACAGAGTATCAACTGATGCACATATTAAAACACATATTAAATTATTAATGGCATATTCTCAAAGAAGAGAATTGCTAAATCTTGCAAATCAGATTAACGAAGATTCAAATGATATGGTTAATCCAGATGAAATTATCTCTAAAATAACCGATAAAATTGTTGAATTACAAGAATATGCAGATGTTGAAGAATATAACCCTATTAAAACTTTACAAGGCGTAATAGATAATATGTCTGATAAAGATGGTAAGAATTATATTAAAACATTTATTCAGGAAATAGATAATTTTATATATGGTTGGGAACTTTCAGACTTAATAATAGTTGCTGGAGCTCCATCAATGGGTAAAACTGCATTTGCATTAGAAATTGCTAAAAATCATATTATTAGAAACTTACCTGTAGCTATTTTTTCTTTAGAAATGTCTAAAGAGCAATTACTTACAAGAATGATAGCATCTTATGGATGCATACATTTAGGTAAAATCAGAAAAAAGCAATTAAAAGAAAAAGATTGGAATGATTTTTATGATTCTGCTAAATATTTTGAAAATGAAAATTATTTTATTGATGATAAATCTGGAGATTTAAATCATATATGTAATAAAATCAGAAAATTAAATATCAAAAACAACTGTAAATTTTTTATAGTAGATTATCTTCAATTAGTTACTATTCCAAACACAAAACGAAACGGAACAAGAGAGCAAGAAATAGCAAAAATATCAAGAACATTCAAGCAGTTATGCAGAGAATTAAAAATTGTTATTATAGCTATATCTCAAATCTCAAGAGCTGTAACACAAAGAGCTAACAAAAGACCAATATTATCTGATTTAAGAGAATCAGGAGCCATTGAGCAAGATGCTGATATGGTAATGTTTGTTTATAGAGCAGCTTATTATGAAATTGAAGAAAGAATACCTGAAATAGAAAATGTTGAAATAATTATTGCTAAAGGAAGATCAACCGGTATTGGAAATGAAAACCTTAAGTATATAAGTCAATTTGCAAAGTTTGCATCCGAAATTGAATTTTTAGAAAATGAAAAATTACAAGCATTCGAAAATTATAACAGAGATTTCTAAGAAATTAGGAATTGATAAAGCTGTTGTTCACATTGTGGTTTTCCATTTCTTTGATGGATTTCGTAATGCCTTACAGAACAATGAAGAAATAAACCTTAAAGGGTATTTCAAAATAAAACTATTAAAAAGGTATAAGAATAAAATGCTCAAAGAGGGCAAGAATATAAATTTAAGAAAAAGAAAACACCAAAAAAAGTATAAATAATTTGCAAAGATTAAAGTATATTTTTAAATTTAATCTGAAAACTATGTACTTTAAAAAAGTATCAAAATACAAATACCGTCAAGATAATTACTTGAAAGAAGTTAATATTCGCTTAAAAGAAAATACAACTATGAAAGATTTTGCATTATTGCAAAGATTAGTAGAAATAACTACAATGCATAGATGTAAAACCAAATTTTGCGAAATGATTAACATGGGTACAAAACAAATTCAAAGTGTACCTAAAGAAGAGAAAGAATACGAAGAAGTAATAGAAAATGAATTAGTAATTCTTATTTACAAAAATTAATGAAACCGAATATTTTTATTTGCGGCCCATCAGGGACTGGTAAAAGTACCTCTATGCGTAATTTACCACCTGAAAGAACAGTAATACTAAATACTGAACAAAAAGCACTTCCTTTTAGAAAAGGAATTGAATTTAAACTTAATGTACCAATTAATTCTCTACAATTATTTAAAACTGCTTTAACTAAAGCAATTGAAAATCCTGAGATTGATATTATAGTAATTGAAAGCTTTACTTCTTTAATAGAGCTTATTTACATGAAAGCTAAATCATTATATGATGGTTTTGATGTATGGGATTATTATAAGAATGAAATCAAGAAAATTATGGAAATGTCTAAGAATACAGATAAATACATAATTTTTATAGGTATAGATCAATTCGTTGAAGGAGATTCTGGAGTTGAAGAAAGATTTATAGCTGTAGATGGTAGTTGGAAGAAAAAAGTAGAAAAAGAATTTGTAATAGTAGTTTATTCTGAAGCTAAAGAAATTAATGATAAGCAAGAATATCGATTTATTACAAATATTACCTCCAATAATGGAGAATGATATTAATTCTATATTAAATGAAGTTGATAAATATTATGGATGGGATAAAAAGAAAGTTAAACCAAAAAAAGAAAAAGTAGATGAATCTAAATGATGAATTAAACTTAGTAAAAGACTTTAAAAACTCAGGCAAGTATATAAACGAGCCTGGTGTTTTTATTGTTAAGATAACAGGATATCAAACATCTGAAAGTAAAAAAGACTACAAAGGAAATCCTTTTATAGAATTTACAGTACAAGATGTAGAATCTGAGAAAGAAAATACCATTACATTTTATAGAATTACTGGTAAAGAATCTGATACTGCAAGAGAATTTAAGTTAAAAAGACTTAAAGAATTTTTAGCAAATGCAAGTTATAATGATACTTTAGATGGTGAAGATGCTATTAAATCTGTTATAGGTAACAGAGTTAAAGCGTTATTTAAGAAAATTGAATATGTTGGTAAAGACAAAGACAATTACAATAAGCCAGTAATTAAAACTGCTATTGAATATAGTTTTTGTGCTGCTGAACACGATACCATTAAAGGTAATCAGTCTTATTTCTTTACTCCTTTAAAACCGGCTAAGATGGAACAATTTAAAGAAAGATTAGCTGATTGGGAATCAGAACACAAACCGTCACAAGCTGCTGCCAAACAAGGCAAGCCAGCAAGTGACAAAGGTTTTGATGATGATAACTCTATTGGAGATACTGAAGGAGATGATTTACCATTCTAAGATTGCAAGGCGTACTTTGGTGCGCCTTGTTAATTAAATACTATGGAATTTTTAACTAAAATAGAAAACGGTAAATTAATCTTTCTTGAAGAAGAAAAGGTAAAATCTTTTATATCATCAATGGAAGGTAAGAATATTGTAATAAATATTAAGAAACATAAGAAAAATCGTTCTGATGCTCAAAATAGATGGTATTGGGGCGTTGCTTTAAAGAAAATTACACAAGATTTATACAATATACAAGGCGAATTATTTACTAAAGAAGAAATACACGCTTATCATAAAACTATTATATCATCTTCTAAGTTTAGTACTTTAAATGTATTAGGAACTGAAATAATGGTTTTTAACGATATTTCTACTAAAAGTATGAATACTATACAGTTTAATGACTTTAAACAGTCTATACAAGCTCATTGGGCTTCTAAAGGAATTGATATTCCAGATCCTAATGAAGAAAACTTTATGAATCAAATTGGACTTTAAAATGAATAAATTAGAAAAATTTAAAAATAAAGCTGAAAATCTTTTAGACAAATTAGAAGAACATATTCAGACTATGCCAATTAATGGCAATAATAGTGAAAATTGTCAAAGAACTTTTTTACAACAAAATTTAAATGATGTAAGTTATGCTATAAATGGTATAACAGAAGAAGATTTAAAACCAAAAGAAGATGGCAAGTAAAATTGTAAAATTACAAGAGAAATTAAACAGATGGTATTTTGAAACATCAAGATTTTATAATATTAAACCGGCTCAGGTAACTGATAAAATGGTTTTAAAATATTTAGCAATTAATCATGATATATAGATTTTTAGGATTTATAACAGCATTATTTATCTCTATCTATTTAGTTATAGGATGGGGATTAAGACTTTTATGGTTATTTATTAAAATAACTTGTGAAAATATATTTTCTACCAATGAGGAAACACACCAGGATATACCTTAAGCATTTTGGGTATGGAGAACAAGATTTTATACCTTGTGAAATGTGTTCTTCCAGAGCTGTAGATGTACATCATATTGAAGCTCGTGGAATGGGTGGTAGTAAAACAAAAGATTTTATTGAAAACTTAGCTGGTTTATGTAGAAATTGTCATAATGAAGCAGAAAAAAAACCAGAATTTAATAAAAAAGTTAAAGCTAAACATTTAGAAATACTGAAATGGAAGAAAAGTTAGAACTATTATTTATGGAATTTGAAATAAAAATCGATTGGTTATTTATTGAATATGAAGATAAAATAAGGAAGCTTTATGAGAAGATCATTTGATAGCAATGAAGAAAAGTATATAGATTGGTATTTACAAACCTTGTTAAATCATGGGTATGTAGATAGTTATAATTTTGAAGATTATTCATTTCCATTATCTAAAAAAATAACTCATAATTGGATAAAACCAATGAAAAGAGTTGATGATAAAGAAATGGAAACTACTATTTTACAACCTCATTCATATACTCCCGATGTTGTAGTTAAATGGGATTACTCTGCTAAAGGTTTATTTTATCAAAATTTAGAAGATAATGAAAAGATTACAGCTCCCTTTGTTGCTCAAAGAAATGAATCAATTTGGGAAATAAAAGGGAGTTTTGATTTTCAGAACATGACAAGATTAGCAACACTTAATATTAAGTGGGTAATGGATAAATACGGTAAATACATACAAATAGTTACACCAGATAAAATATTTAATAAAACTTTTACACCAGAAAGATATTTGTTAACAGACAAATCTTTCAAACCAAGAAAATTGAAGTATAAAAATGTCAAAACTATTAAACAATTTAAATACGAAGTATCTTAATCAAGTATTTCTATTAGATGATTATGATAGAGAAGGAGTAATTTGGACAAATTACAAAGTATCTGTAGTCAAAAAATGGTTAGCTTTATTTAGGACTTCTAAATATTGTACAATAACTTATGATCCCCCTAAAAAAGTCTTAATTGATTATAAAGGGAAAGATGTTGCAGTTAAGAATCTTTTAAAAGATGTAGACATTTCAGAAGAAGATAAAAAAAAATTAACTTATTTTCCTGAATATGTTATAGTGCGTCAAGAAAAGAAATTTGATTTGACTTTATTTGTCAAATACTTAAACAAAAGAAAAAAAGACTTTTTCTTCTTAACAAGAGATGAATATGAACAAGAACTACCTCCTGTTAGAGAAAAACCTTTTAAAGCAAAGAAAAAAAGAAAATGGGATTAATACCAAGTAGTCAAGCCAAAGATTTCATGAATGAAATTAAGAAATATGAGCCAAACAATGTTTTGGAATGGAATGATGCTAAATATTATAATGATATTAAGTACATTTCAAATTCAATGTTAAAATACATTAATGATTCTCCTGAACATTTTGATGCTTATATAAAATATCCAGCCTGGAGACAACAAAAACAAGCGTACATAGACGGTAGAGCTTTACATTGCTATATATTAGAATTTGAAGAATTTGATAAAAGATTTTGGTATATAGACGATCAAGCTAAATGTGATGAAATAGGTGGCGCAAAGCCCAGAGCTACAAAAGCTTATAAAGAATGGAAAGTACAGCTTATAGTGGAAAATCAAGATAAAGATGAAATATCTTTTGATTGGTATTGTGATATTAAATGTATTGCAGAGAAATTAGATAAAATACCTCAAGCTGTACAATTATTAGAAAACACTAAAAAAGAAATTGCTTATTGGAAAAAGTTAGAAGGATTTAATTGTAAATGCAAAGTAGATGCAATTAATGTAGGAAACTATATAGTTGATTTAAAAGGCTTTAAAGATGTTCCTAATCCATATAATTTTAAAAGAGAAGTAAATAAATATCATTTAGATAGACAAGCTGCTTTTTATTGTGATATAGTAGGTGTAAATCAATTTTGGTTTATTAATGTAGAAAAGACATTTCCATATACTGTAGGTATATATGAAGTTTCTGGAGATACATTAGATGCTGGAAGAGAAAAATACCGACACCTTTTAAATGTTCATAGAAATAATTTAAAGAATTACGATAAAGAATATGTAAATAATTTCTGTTATTTTGGAAGCATATGATTATAATTTTTGATTTACATAAGTTTTGCAAAAAATGTAAAATCAATAAGAGCGATTTAGCTCGTACTATTGGTGTATCTCCTCAATTGTTACAACATCATTTTAACAAAGGAGATATACCTTTTTCTTATATAATCAATATAGCTCAATATATGGAAATAAAACCTGAAGAATTATGTCAGTTACTAATGAAGAAATATGTGAAACGGAAACTGTAATAAAAATATCATACATGGCAATACCAGGAATGAATCTTGATGGATATAAATTCATTAAAGAACTGGTATGTTCAGAATTTGATATTGATAAAGATAAAGTTTTCGAAAGATCAAGAAAACGCAAATATGTATTTGCAAGACAATTAATGATGTATTTAGCATACAATAGTATGAGTAGCCAAACACTTAAGAAAATTGGCGATGCTTATGGTGGTTATGACCACGCAACAGTATTACACGCTAAAACATCTATTGAAAATTATTTATTTTCAGATAAACACTTGTATAAAAAAATTACAAGATTAACTGAAGATGTACGAATGGTTAGAAAAAGATTCATTCAAGAAAGAAAAAGGAGCCTTTGAGAGCTCCTTTTCTTTTTTACTTATCCAGGTTACTATGGATATATGAAGAAACGCGATTATTTGTATTCTATACTACCCATTAATGATTTAATATGCTTAAATTCTTCTGGGCTTAATGAAAGTATATAATTATACACTTCATTACTTTGTTGTAGTTGGCTTTTTAAAGTCTCATATCCAATATTTAAAATAACTCCTTTTAAAGAACCTTTTAAATATATCATAGTCTTTAATGTTCCTGAGTTATCCGAAAAAGTACGATAATAATTAATAGCATCTACATTAAATGTATAAGGTATTTTTTTATCTCCTACTATAACATCTACTTCTACTTCTCTATAACTCATTCTCAAATATAATTATTTTAAAGTAATACTTTACCAAACTTCTTAAAAAGTATTAACAATAATATAATTATTCCGACAATTATTATGGTATCACGCCATTTTTCCCACCAAGTCAATTCTACAACAACAACTTTTTCAAACGGAACTGCTATCTCTTTAATAACAGTTACAGTATCTCCTTTACACTCAACATAATGATGAAATTCCCTTGTTATAGTGTCATAGTAATATTTAGCAAATACCTTTTCATTATTAACTATAATAGTAGAGTCATGATAAATTAACTGTGTAGTAGTATCGTGTGAAACTGATTCTATTACTACAGTATCATGTATTACTAAATTTAAAGTATCTTGTTGTAATAATTCTGGATGCTTGTCAATTAACCTGTTCAACCTCTTTTGTGGCGAACAGGCTATTAACAACAGAATTAAGAGGATGCTATTTATCCTCTTTAGGAAGCGCAATTAGAGAGTCTTTAGATCTTAAGAATAATAATCCAGTAGCAAACCATCCAGCCATATCTTGAACTGATGATTTCTCCAAAAAGACCATTACTCCACAAAAAACAATGATTAACAATCCCAGGATTGTTGTAACATAATTAGAAAATAAACGATTTTTCATTTTTTCTTAGATTTAGTTTTTGACTTCTTACTTTTATTAGAAGCCTTTTTCTTTTTTACTTTAGGTTTAGAATAAGTATATCTCATTTCTTTTTCTTTTTAGCATAGTATGCACGCATTTGTTTAGAGCTCCATACCTTTCCAGAAGGAGATCTATACTTGCCTTTGTTTTTACCCTTAGTAATTTTTGTAAATGGCATTACTTAGACTGAGGCCTAATGTCTGTAGAATTTTTAAGACCACCGTAAGTTTTAGCTTGTGGAGCTGGTTTAGCCATATCTTTAGCTTTACCTTTTCTTAATCCACTCCATCCATCATGTGATTTACCTTTCATAATTGAAAATTTTAATTAAAGTTAGTTATTTTTTGTTTAAAAGCGTAGAAATCATACCTTTAATTTCCGCAGTATCTGTTTTAACAGCTGTTAAGCTATTATTGATATTAGTAATTTCTGTACTAAATGTTTCTCTATTCTTAGTAACTTCATTTTGAACAGCTTTAACCTTATCATCAACATCTCTACGAATAGAAACTCGGCCATTTTTAGCATTCATAAATTCTTCTTTACATTCGTTATAATAACGATCAGCTCTGATACTTAATTCTTTAATTTTTTCAGTTTGCCTATCGTTATCGTGCTTTAATTTAAACCACGCTGTTAATAAAGTTACTAAAATTCCTACAATATATACAACATCTTTTACATTTACATGTAGGTCATCTGGAGTAGTCACATTTAAAAACATTTCTTGCATCGCTATTCATTTTCGGGAGGATGAGGTTCAATTGGATTTTGTGGTACTTCCCAAGGATAGTAACCAAACATTTCAAAATAAATTTGATCCGCATCTGAATTATTACTTTCGTGAGCCATTATTTAACATTTGCGTCTATAGTAACCAAACTTCCTGTAACAATATTAGTAATATTGGCATCAAGAGCTTGATTTGCTGCAAGACTATGATTAACAATTATATTTTGTGCGGTAGAAGCATCAATACTATCAGTATCTGAAATAATCGTAACAGTATCAATAACACAATCTCCACCATTTTTTAATATTCCAGTACATAATGCACCACCATTAGTATTAGTAATTCTACCATTAAATCTATATGCACAACTTGTTCCTGTAATAACAATTGCTTCTACATCATTTCCATTAACAACTTTTTGATCACCATTAATGTAAATTTCTCCACCAGTCATTCCACCTAATACCTGTAATGTTCTACCATCTTCTACTTCAATATTACCATTCACAATGATTTCTCCACCAGACATATTTTGTCCAATTAATCCATTACCAGTTCCAGTTGTAGCTATTATATTTCCATTGAAAGTAATAGAACCACCACTAATTACATTAAAATTTAAAGAATAATTTTCAGATTCAACAATAGGACAATTTATTAATACCCTACCCGCAGACATATTTTGAACTGCAAGAGGTTGAAAATTAGTAGTTTGTGTTATTCTATTAGCTGTTATAACACATTGTCCTGTAAATGTAGGGTCAACACCTTGTCTAATATAAAAAGCCCATGAACCATTACTTATTAATCTATCAGCATTGATAGCTGTATCTGATTTATCTCTTGCTGTAATACAATAACCACCAGTTCCATATACTTCTAATGTACTTACATTTACAGTTAATTTTCCTTCATCTTCAACATAAATCATTACCCCTTGTTGCTGTCTATAATCAACTCCTTCTAAGTAAGCATCTCCATCAAAACCAACATTTATAACTCCACCAGACCAATCATTGTCTAATGTTTCAACAATATTAATACTTCCTTCACCAAATACTTTAAAACTATCAGCTTGAGATGTAATTGGAGCATATATAGGGTCATACCCTACAACAAATACTGCTCTTGTATTTCGTAAATAACCAGCAACAGAAGCTGAAGGAACTACTTCAGCAACAAAAACATCTACATTTGGACCATTATCTATTGCTGAAGCTATAGTATATTTTCCAGCATTTGCCCCACCTATAACTTGAAATTGTTCTCCAGGTAGTAAATAAACAGCCCAATTTCCCGCAAAAGTAAATTTCTTTTCTCCTACATTAACTGCTACCATTGAAGCACCAACTCCATTTATTCGAGCTCTTGGCTGAATTAATACTCCTGCCTCTAAATAAATATTTCCACCATCATACTGTAATTCAGTTTCATCATAAACACCAGGAAATACATATATTAAACTTGTAGCAAGACCATCAACTACAGCTTGATCCCTTGCAGCACTTATTGTTTTCCAAGGATTAGATAAACTACCAACAGCCGCAGTATCATCTTCACCTTCTGGAGCTACAAAATATGTAGAACCAAAAAGTCCACCACCGCCACCTCCGGCATTTAATGCTCTTAAAATTTCATAAATTCTAATAACAGCAGAATCCCAATTCCTAAATGCTTTCGGATTTTCGTTTATCGTTATCATAAATCAGAATATTTAACTTCTGGTTGAGCTGCACCTGATAAAGCAAGCGGTGAACCAGCAACTCTTCTTTTAATATTATCTGATAATACTAAAGAACCACCAGAAAAACCTCTTCCCTCTAACCATACAATACCTAATTCTCTTAATTGAGAATATTTTAAGATTTTCAAATATGAATCACTTCCAACTTCTGGAGCTTTGTATAGTTTAATAGAACTAAACATATTTCTTGAATCTCCATATCTTACTTTTACTTTAGTTCTTTCTCTTTCTTTAACTTGTTTTTCTCTTATAACAACCTCTTCTAAAATGTCAGCAGCTGCTTTTTCATCAGCAGTTGAACCAGGATCTTCTTTAATCTCAACCACTTCTTCTTTCATAGTGGCTAATTCATCTTCAGTAAATTCTTCAAATCTACTATCTTCTGGAACAGGAATTTCTTCATCAGCATTTTTTACTGCAATTCTTGGTTGAATTGCTACTGTTTCAGTAATTGCTTTTTCTGATAATCTTACATCAGAAAATGCCATTTCTTGGACTCTTTTATCTTTAGTTGTTAATTCGGGTGCAAATTTTTCTTCCATGATATTATAATTTTAATGATTAACTTAATGTTGGAGTTACTTCTGAGTAACATAAAAATTCAAATTGATAAAATACTTCAGCTTCAGCTGGATTAGCATTACCAGCAGCAGCATTTAACATTATTACATATATTCCATTATCATCATCATCTAATGATAATCCCATGTAATCTGATTTATTAGCAACTTGTGTTGTCATATCAGTCATATCAGCACCTGATGCAAATGCATTTACAATATCAATTTGATTTTCATCTATTTCATTAATACACTTTACTGAACCTCTTGTATCATATGCAATGTAAAAACCTTCACTTCCTTCAAATTCAGGAACTGCTGGTATTGTTAAAGTACCTTGTGCTTCTGCATACATATTAGCACCAGTTAAAAGCATACCACCAGTTAACTTCCAACCTTGTAATATTGTACCATCATCATAAGTAATTTGAGTAGCTGTTTTTTGTAAAAAAGGTGCCGGGATAGTAGAAGATTCACTTTCAGTTGAAATTTTGTCTGACAATAAATCTAAATTTGTAAAAGCACTATTTAAATATCTAAAAACTCTTACAATTGCTTCAATCCAATTGTTAAATTGTCTGGGATCTTCATTAATTCTCATTTTTTTTCTTTTTTGTGTTGTTAATAATTATTCGTTACATATTCATCTATAATAGCTTGAATGCTATCTTTCATTGCTTGATTATAAATACCATCCAAAATTAATACAGAATTTGTATTTTGAGCAGTCAACCACCAACCATTATTTAATTGGTCATATAAATCTTTAATATGATTTTCTAAAGCAAATACTTCTGCTTCTGTATAAGTACCATTTAATACATCAACATATTTTTCAGTAGTAAAATCTAATACAAAATTTTTACCATCAGAAATTCTATATCCATATTGAATTTTATACAATCTTTTAATTTCAGTTTCATCTGTAATTTCAGTAAAACCAGTAGGTAAACTATTTTCAAACTTAATAGCTGGAATAGCTTCGTTATTTTCTTTATAAAATTTTCTTGCCATTATATTAATTTTATCCTATTCTATTTAAAGGTCTCCATCTTAAAGATGTATGGTCATACCAAAAAGCAGCTGTTTCATTTGGTTTAATTGCTTTATCACCATTATCTCTAAGTAAAAATCTGTTTGCAGCATCAGAGCTTGCATCATTTTCTTTAAACTTAAGATCAAAACTCCCTGAATTTAGATTATTAATTCTAACAATTCTATTAACTCCAGCTGATGGAGCAATCATACCAGTTATTTCTCTATTATTTGCATCTACATCTACTCTAATCATATTGGCATCTGCAAAACCTGTTGGATTCCAATTATCTACATTTCCAGTTAATGTAGGAGCTGTAATTATATCGTCTGTTATTTGTGTAATACCTAAAGCATTAGCATAATCATAAACATCAGCAGCAACACCTGTGGGGTCATAAGTAGCTGCTAACATATCTCCAGTTCCTGTTGGAGTTGGTATATTTAAAGTATCACCTACTAAAGTTGCAGCACCCGAACCAATAGTTGTTAGTGTTGTTACAACACCATCTCCTTTATTATTAAAAGTATTCCAATCTACTGAACTTAAATATCCATCAGTACCTACACCAGACTGAGTAATTCCCACAGATGGAGCTGTAGGTGAAGCAACAACTGAAATAGGAGCAGTACCAACAACACTTGTTACTGTACCTGGTTGAGCTCCAGGAGCTATACCATTTAATTTATTTTTATCAGATGCACTCATAGAACCATCTGTAAGTGGAGTTGCAGATGTAATTCCAATATCTGGAGTAGCACCACCTGTTGATGTAATAGGAGCTGTTGCCGTTACACCAGTAACGCCTCCACCACCACCTCCTGTTGATATTTTATCAAAATCTGTAATTGCCATAATTATATAATTGTTACGATTACTAAATCAGTTCCTGTACCATCATAAGCTATTTCATTTAAATGGTCTGATTGACCACCACCATCAATAGTTACTTTTTCTTGTGGTAATAAATTTGTTCCTAATACAGTTGCATTTACAGCTCCAGCATTATAAAAAGTAACTGAACGAGCTCCTTTTTCTACAGTACCTGCACCAGCAGCTCTTGTAAATTGTGGAGTTCTTGTAACACCTTTTTGTATTAAGTCTAATGATATATCTGAACTACTTGCCATAATTTCTAATTTAAATCGTTTTCATTTATTAATGTATAGGTAAATTTATTACCCCATACTTCTTTAGCTTGTTTTACAACAGCCATAAACACTGCAAATTCATCAGGGTCTTGTATAACTTGACAACCAGCTGAATATTTATCTACAGTTTCTAATTCATAATCTTGATGTGCTCTATGAATATTAATACCAAACATACCTGTATTTTCAGTTCCTTGTATTGTATCATATTCTCTATCACGATCATTATCTCTGTAAACAGTGACGGGAGCCAACCTCTGGCACAAAGCATCGTACTTGCCAGAATGTTTGTCTACAGAATATGTTGAACGATATTGACCTTCTTTTAAAATAGCACAGCCTAATGGATTGGAAGGATTGACAAGCCAATATAATCCAGGTAATGTAGTACA